GCACTGCCAAGTGCATCTCCCCGGAGAGTGGGTCAGGGGCTCAGGTACCACACCTGAGTATTTACCCTATTAATTCCTCTCAAGGAGAGAAATCAACTTAGTCTCTCCTCCTCGGACTCTGCAAAAGCAGAGCCCGACCACCCCTCACATCAGAAAGGAGTGGACCACCGGAGCTTTAGGTAAACGGCATCCGGACGTCCAGCACGTTCAAGATGCTCCTTATCAAGAGGCTCATTGCCCCTCTTAAGAAGATACTTGAGTAGGGCGGGCTCGCCACTCAGCTTATCGCTGGGTAAACGGCTTCGAACCACATAACCCTTGACAAGAGGGCGATGCAGGTTCTCACACTCTCTTTCTCCCTGATAGGGAAATACAGAGTGCCGTCCAAGAACGGCTGAGGTAGATTCTACTACTGGATAATGTCCTCTCAGGACATTGTTGAGCAGTGAATCTATCCACTGACAGGTCTTCCAAAGACCCAGCTGATATAGCTGGTTCCGCAGGCTGACCGTGGAGATAACCTCAGTCACATGCTTCTGTCGTGTCGGAAGAAGTTCACGAACTTTCACAACTGAAACGTCGTGTCCGTCGTAATAGTCCCGACCACAAGACTCCCTGAACTTTCCAGTCCAGAAACTCTTGTTGGAATTGACTCGAAAGCCAAATGCTTCGAGTCTCCTCACAACAGATGGCACAAATCTCTGGGGAACTATAATATCGTCCCCAAAGACGCACACCTTGCCCACGAACCTTTTAACAAGGCCGCGAGAAAGAGGGATATTAAGCTCTTCTGCTATTGCCATAAAAACAATCGTCGTAAAGACGGTTGCTTCCATGGGGAAGCATAAAGCTGAACCCATAGACGCGAACTTGGCCAATCGGATCACTCCGTGACCAGGTACGTCAGCCTTACGAGACCTACATGAATCCACTGCCCCTGCAAAATGGGGAAAGCGGTCAAGCAGAGCTCGAACATGCTGATTAGAAACGCGATCACTAGCTTCGCTCAAATCAAGCGTCGCTAGGTCTCCAGAAATGGAGCCTTCGTAGGCCAAACGCTGGTTAGGCGTTTGGTCATCGAAGTACATGATTTGCGAGAAGATGTCATCCTTCCGCAGCTCATCTAGGAACATTTCCAATAAAGCTTGCTGTGCATATTGCATGCACGTAGGCTCGATGGCGATAATCCTAGGCGTTTTTAACGTTTTAGGAACGGTAATCACCCTAACGGGCAACTCCTCTCCAGGTTCAAGGAAGGTAACATGGTCTAAAGAGTCAAAATAACTCCAACCAGGTGTAAGCATCGTCAAGGAGGGGAAATACTCCTCTAGACGCCTTGTCCAGTGCTTCTGGCGATATTTACGGTTTCCCGTAAGCCGGTCTGCAGTCTGGCCTGGTCCATGCTTGGGTCTGAAGTCCTCATTGTAGATCCTAAGATCACAACGAGAAAATAGATCACCAAAGAGAGCCATACCAGCACTCCTAAAACTGCGATAACCATCCGCAGCAAAAGTGCTATCATGGTCCTTTACCTCCTGTTCACACTTGACGTACCCTTCGATTGCCTTCATAACTCGTGCATCGCTGCAGTCGATATGAAGCTTTGCCATCATCAGCGTTAGCTGACGTACAGCAAAGATTGCGTCAATGTCAGGATTATCAAGTAACATCCCACTACTAGAACAGAACACGCGCTTAAGGAAACCCCGTAGAAACTTGGGGAGACCGCCCTTCCTGTTAAATCCTTGGAAGTGGTCGGAAGCGACAAAACCTTGGTCTAGACTTTTTTGGAAGTCCGCGCCAAAGTTTGCCAGGGTTATCGTTAAAAATGATAACCCCTCGTGTTCATATCGCTCCGAGGCCGTTTTTCGGTCCCGGAGGGTGCAAGTGCCTACCTGTGTGCCCAGTTCTTCGAGCACACATTGCCAGAGTTGCATGAGGCTTTTCATACTCTCCCTTTCATTTAGGGTAAAGTAGTCCCGACTCATGCTCTGACCTATGTAGCAATGTCCGCCTACCAACACTCAATTATCTAGTGTTGGTATGATCCGAATTGTAGGCTCATCAGTCTTTTGATACAAAACGCCTTCGATTGGTTCTACATCGTCGTCATGGACAGCCTTTTTGACTGATATGACGTAATTACCGATGATAACTTCTCTAAGCGTTATAAACAGTGTGGGAGATTCCCACACACTTCGGCCCTGTTCGTCAAGAACAAGGCCGAAGTGCTGATGAGTTTTATTACGGGTCAGTTCTCGCCACCAAGAACCTTGGT